GGCGTATTTCTTTTGGTTTGTAACAAAAGTAATATGGGAAAATGATAACTAACTGGTGAATTCTATAATTATTGATAGGGAAAAACCTAAAATTAATACTTTTCATGTGCTACAATCGTATCGTTTTAGGAGGCTCGGACTACATGCGGTCTACACTCGCACGATTTTCATGCCTTTTACGAATCTTCTCCTTTCAGAACGGACACTTTATAGTTTTGACCGTAAAAAGCTTGCTAATCAAAGGTAAATGATAGAATTCAGCATATAATACTATACACAGAATAGATTACTTCCAGAAACATGAAACGGTTGGTGCATTATCCTATTTCTTTAATCCTCTCTATCTGCCTATTCAGAAAATAGTCAGTATATCTACCATAATCCTCCGTTTCATAAAACGCTATCAATCCTTTCCTGTAGTTCAGAATATCTGAGTCTTTCGCAGAATATACTGGAATAATGTCAGCGTTCATTAATGCAATGCTTTCTATCATTCTTGCAGTTCGTTTATTTCCGTCAATGAAAGGTTGCAGACGAGCAATATTACAATGTAAATAGACAGCTTTTTCTAACGGATTAGTATACTTTTCTTGCTGAAAAAGAATCTCGTTAAGTTTACCTTTTATTTCTTGCTGATTCTTAGGTGGAATATACTCCGTTCCGCTGATACGAACGGCACGTGTTCTTAACGAACCTGCTTCTTCATTAGATACCAATCCCGTCGCAATAGATTGATGTATTCTGAAAAGAGTACGCTCGTCTATGGCTTCTTGATTCCTTCCTTTATTGATATATTCCAGTTCAGAAATGAAAGTATTGTAGAGATTTTTAAGCATCTTGGCATCTTCATACTTCTTTTCGGAAGTTATGCCATCTTTTAATAGTGCTTCCGTTTCAACGTAAGTATAAGTATTGCCTTCTATTTTTCCGGAATAGTAACACCAAACCACCGCCAAGTCCTTTATCTCATTAGAGTAAAGTTCTGATAACTTAGCCAAAGGACTTTCTAAAATAAAAGAAGCCCTTTTCTGTTGTTCATCGTTGAATATTGGTTTCATGGCTTTAGAGTTTTCTAATTTGTCTAAAGGTACATTTTACCAGAACCTGCGCCCCTATTTGCGTACCTCCATAAAAGCAAAACTCCGAAGCCCTTTATTATCAGTAGCTTCGGAGCTTTGCTTGAGGTTCCTGGCGGAGTATCTTCAACACTTACTATCAATTTATTAGATTAGTGTCGGTCTACACTCGGACTACATTACCTCAAAAAAAGCCAGAAGCGCCTCAGAGTTTGTCTTCTTTTTAATACTTACTTATAATATACTCTTGTCCACTAAATCTGAGCCGCTTGCAATGGCACATTTGGCAACATCCTCCACATGGACATGTTTTTTAAGCTCTATGATCTGCCCTTCGAGCTTACCTATTTCACGATTTAACTCTTCATTTTTAGATTTCAATTCCTTGTTTTCTTTTCTCAAATAAAGTGTTAAACTATCATTATTGGCTGCAAATACTTCATCATTCTGAATCATTTCACCTTCTCCAGTAAGCAACCAACGGGCATTGATATCTTTGAATACATTTAGAATTTTTTCAATATTCTCACCTGACAGACTACTACCTCGTTTCCGAGCGGAATTAATAATGCCAACGGTCAGACCGCATCTTACGGTTATCTGGTTATCATTTAGACTGGCATATTCCTTATATCTATCTAATCTATCTATAAAAGTTTCACTCATATTGAAATTTTCTAATATAATAAGATGATATATTAGAATTTTCTAATATATTTGCAGTGTTATTTCAAAAACGATGAAACAAATGTACGATAAAAACGAAACAAAAGCAATAGCGAAAAAACGCTATTCATTCAAAAAAGGCTATTTGCAAGTAACTCTCTCGCAAAAAAAGGAAGTTAGAGAAAAACTTATGTCCGCTCTTAAAATCTCTCGATTGACTTATTTCAGCAGTCTTCTCAACGGTGGTATCATAGATATCAGCATGACAAAGTACGAAAAGATAAGTGCTGTGTTTTCCGAGTACAATATCATTGATATCTGGGACGTATCCCCTTTAAATTGACACAATATGAAACTGAATGCCAAACTTGCTGCACGTGAATGTGAAGTACTTGAGTGCATTGCATGGGGAGCCTCTCAAAAAGAAACAGCCTGTTTTCTCGGCATAGCACTTCGAACCGTTGATAACACGGTACGTAAGATCAAGATAAAAACCGGCCTGCAGAAAGCGGCAGAACTTTCTGCGTATTGGTTCTGCACGCATTTTAATATATCGTTTGATCTTTCCCCTATGGCAAGAATGAGGTTAGCCACTGGTATGGTTGTACTCTTCTTCATTACAGGTCTTAATTTCAAACCTGATCCGATATTTGTCCGCCGTAACAGGCGTGCACGTATAGAAATCCGGATTCCGGTGCGCGCCCGGGAAATCGAGATTTCATCCAGTTAATTAATTATCAATTTCTAAATGGGATTTAAGGAGTCCCCCGGTAAAGTCCGGTTTATTATGTTACTCGTTTAGTAATGTCAAAAGAGATTTGCGGGACGGTATAGTTCCCGTCCCGCATACCTCAAATCAGAAAAAACGCATGAGAACAGTTACTACACCATCACCATCTCAAAGCAGGGATAAACGCACAAAAGCGGATTTATTCATCAATGAAAATCCGGAAGAATTAGATGTTATCCGGCAACATGTCCGTGATCTCAATAAGATACCGCTCCGAATCGATGCGCGCACGGTCGTAATGGTCAAGCCAGAGTTGTGTACATCACAACATGCGGCAAAACTCCGAGCGAAGTTCGAAAAAGCAAGAAAGCAATTCACATAAACGCTCTCAGTAAGAGCATATTTATATTAATAATTTAATGAAGCCGACTGAAAAGGACAGTCGTCGGGACAGCCCCGGGTTAGGGTTAGTACCGGGGTGGTTCCCGGTACTTTAAAAAAACTTTCCCTAATGATAAAAGCAATAGAAATGGAAAAAGATAATCTCAAAGCAACTTTGGCAAAATTAGCAGCCAGTTGTGTAAATAATAAATTTCATGGTATTAGCATTCTCTCTCAAAAAGAGGGAGAAAAAAATGCTGTCGCTGCTATGGTGAACGGGAATCCGGTAGAGATCATCATAGGTATAATAAAAGCTATGAATTCAGATCGTCAAGTGAAAGCGATCTTAGAAGCAGCTGTAGAGCATCAAGATTTGCTTAACAGTTCGCATGTTTCTGCTGTGGATAAGTTAACTATGAATTTCGATAAGAACTGATTAATTATGAGTAGAAAAGAAGTTTTGATAAAATGGAAAACTGTTGAGGAACAAACACCGCTTTTCCCAGATGGTGTGATTTTTATAAAAGAAGACACCTCTATTGAATATCCTTTGGCTCTTGTTCCTTTTCCGCAGGGAAGACATAAGAATGGAACGAGAAAACAGCGGGAGAATGCTAAATTAATAGCCGCTGCGCCTGAATTGTTTAGGGCATGTAAAGAAGCACTTAGGTATGTTTGCGCTGAAGAGCCTGTTTATGACATTTTATGTGATGCAATTAAAAAGGCTACTGAATAATCTTCAAGACCAATAAAGATATGAATAAGAAAGATTTTCAAAAGAAGTTTCCTGATGTGAAGCTTCAGGAGTTAGAAACAAAGGTTGTGCTTAGTAGAGCACAAGTACAAGAATGCGTGATAGGATTAATCCGATCACTGGATACTGGTCTGCTTTACTACGATTATAGTTGCAAAACTATCAGAGTATTCACCTCTGATAAGATAAAGGCAGAGATTGACAAGATGACACCCGGTTATCAAGTAGTTCATCCCCATACTGGTAAGGTAGGCAAAATTATTAGCGATGAACCTTTCATTATCTGCGGACAAATGTGTGTAACAGTTGATTTTGAAAGTAAGAAAGATGCTTATGATTGTGAGTTTTTTATCAAGTAATTATCTTTAATATAGCAAATTATGTGTGACTGTTTTGAAAAAGTAGAGGCGAACTTGAAAGAAAAGACTGGCGACCCTCAAGCTTCACTTAATTATATGTATGCCATGCCGTCTTTTGATAAGAAGCCAGTAATAGAGGCTACTTACCGGAATAAGAAAAAGGATGGTACGTTTAATAAAACGGAGAGTACCATATCTATTGCTTATCCTTTTTGCCCATTTTGCGGAAAGAAATTATCAGAAGGTGAATAACTCAATACAGTTTATAAAGGAATAAAATGTATACAACAGAAATAAAGCCTGAATACATTGAAGTAGCAAAACAAATTATGGAAAATATTCAAAATGATTGTGGGGCTGCAAACAGATTCGAGGGAGGCTTTAAATACCCTGAAAAATGGATTAAGGTAATATCTTATCACTCTCAAAGATTATTTGAAACCTATCCAGAATTGCTAACAGATGATTTCTTAGAAGAAATGTCATGTGGAGGTGAAGAGGTTAGATTGGACTTACGAAACAAGTTTCCTGAATTTATAAACTTGGATTGCGTACTTGAAAAATATTTTGAATCATTGTAAAGTTTAGAGTAAAACAAATTAATACTGAATAAAATGAAAACAAAATTTGTAAAAGAGACAGATCGTAAAGGTACTTATATCATTGAAGGTTCATTTGATGGTACGTTTTTTAATATAAAGAGGTTCATTTGTCAAGTTCAAAAACAAGAAACCGAAAAAGAAACGCAAAAATTAGCTGATTTTATTTTATCAAAACTTAATTCAATTTAAATATAATCTAATATGGCATACGCTAATACAACCAAAGAAATGCTAGACAGCCCACTGGAATGGACTGTTTGCTTGTCAAAAATAGATTGCATTGTGTTACGTCCGAAAATAAAGGAAATGTTATTCGTAACCAGGAAGCAATTCGAACGCCTTAGTGATATCTATGAGTCTGGAGAGTCCACAGAGGAGCAAGTAAAATCGTATGAGAAAACAAAGCAGAAGTATAATACTCTGTCAACTACTCTCATGGCGATGGACGATGTAATAAGAGAGCAGTTCTAATTAATTTAGATAAATTAGAAAGGAGTACAATTATGGCATGGGCTGTAACAAGAAAGAATGTCAAGATCCACATTCACAATAACCAAGGTGGTTCTGTTGAAGATTACAATGTTTGTATTTCGCACAAGAAACTGAAGGCTCTTGGTGCTAAACGTAGGGTCTATAAAAACACGAATGAGGTCTTCTTTCTTATCGAATCGGATTATGAAATAAGCCTTTAAATAGATGTAAAATAACTAATTACAAATAACGAACATTATGATTGAAGCAAGATATATAAATAGTGTGTGCAATTTTACGTTAAACGATAATGCAGAAAAATGCGATTTCCTACAGTTTTTAAAGCGTACGAGTATGATAGAACCTTGCGGATCTGAATATGAATGCAGAAACGATGTGCATTTGCTTAGTAAACTGTGCGCAATAGGATATTTAATCGTTGGATATAAAGATTCAGAAAACCCACGTGCTGTATTCTGTGAATCCGGTACCAGAAACGGGAAAACACTCTTTGCTAACTTTTTTAGAGAGGTATCACGAATGTATGTTGTACAGGGTAAAACCTTGGATATAACAAAGAACTTATTTCCATGGTCACAAATGCCGGAAGAAACTAAAATAGTTCTCATTGACGATGTACCAGAGCAATTCTGTTTCGAGTATCTATTCCCCAATATTACGGGCGATTGGCATATTAACAAGAAAGGAGGTAGATGTAGTTTTCTACCATTCAACAAATCACCAAAGCTCATATTGACAAGTGAGAAGCCATTACCATCGAAAGGTCCCAGCTTAAAATATCGTATGTGGCGACTTCGATTTTCTAACTACTATAACCAAGAACGCAATATAGTAAGCGATTTCGGAAAGATCTTTTATCATGAATGGAGTACGGCTGATTGGGCATATACATGGGAACTGATTGCGGACTGTATCAGCTTATACCTGCGCTATGGCTATGTTGATACAGATAATGTTGAATGAGTTAATGATTGCACTCCCAAACGTGTGATCAAAGACTTTCCCCAATAAAAATTAGACTAAAATGGAACTAAACGATGTATTATCACAGTCAGATGCGATACGAAAAGAAATCGTAAATCGCATTCATTGCCAAGTAGAAGATTTTGAAGTAGTAGAATACGATTCCGGAGGAATTGGCATACATTGGAGTGCCATATATCCTCGTTATGGACTGATTGATGTGCCTTACGGTTGGATCGTCGCGGGGATATATCCTGCGGAAAACAGATTAGCTATGTATGCGGATCCCGGTGATTTTCTCTGTATGAAGTAGTCCTGTTACTACGACAGGGAAATCCCGTAATTCGCAGAATGATAAAATCAACAATATATGCAATTCACTGATAATGATGTAAGTAGAATAAAGGACGCAGCAAAGGGACGCCTGCTTGATGTCGCCCAGGATTTTCATGAGTTCAGAAAATCCGGAGTCAGTTATGTTTGTGATTGCCCTCACTGTGGTGTAGCCCGCAAATTTAGCATCAATCCGAACAAAGAAGTCTTTGGATGTTTTTCATGCCATGAGGTAAACGGTAACGGTGCGCTTTCATTCCTTATGAAAGTCGAAGGTAAGGAATATACTGCAGCACTTGATTACCTGGCTAACCGGTTCAATGTTCTACTGGATGAAAAGCCCCAACCCAAGAAAATAAAGAAGCTCAAAAAAGGTAGTAAAGCAGCCAAAGGCGTGGATGTAGACAGTTATTGCGCGCGTATGCTGGCTGCCTCCGGATTAACTTTTGAGGATGTCACCGCAAAGGTTTATAAGAGTGATGACAAGCAGGCTATATTCGAATTGAGGACATTTCGCCCCGGTACCATTGACGAACGTGGTGCCATCACCAAGGGCGATGATGTGATCATCGAATATTATGATCTTGACGGTATGCCTGTCACCTACTACCGCAAAGACAGCAAGAAACGTGTAACTAACGAGAAGAAAGAATATTTCCGGGTCCGTTGGCAGTTCCCGGATTCCCACCTGGATAAAGAGGGAAAGCCATTCAAATACAAATCGCCTCCCGGATCCGGAACACCGGTATATATACCGGAGCGCATACGTAAGATGTTTAAGGAGAAAACGGCTATTCCCCGCCTCTATATCCAGGAAGGGGAAAAGAAAGCGGAAAAGGCGTGCAAACACGGTATCCCGTCGATTGCAGTCTCCGGTATTCAGAATCTCGGAATGAACGGCTCGCTACCGGAAGATGTGGTGCGTATCATTACTGAATGCCAGGTTAAAGAGGTCGCATTTATCTTTGATTCGGACTGGAATGACATCTCAACGAATATAAAGATCAATGACCAGGTGGAGAAGCGCCCTCGAAATTTCTTCTACGCTGCAAGAAACTTTAAAGAATATATGCGGACGCTCAAGAACCGCAATATCTATGTGGAAATCTTCATCGGCCATATACAGAAGAATGATGCCGGAGACAAAGGACTTGACGATATCCTGGCAAATACTCTCTCCGGAAAAGAGGACGAGCTTGCAACAGATATAGACTATGCCTGTAATGATAAGAAAGGCTTCGGAAAATATGTCGAGATGTTCAAGGTGACCACCTTGACCGATCACAAGCTACAGGAATTCTGGTGCCTGCATTCGCACGAGGCTTTTGCAGAGCTTCATAAAGACGTACTGAGCAATCTTCCGGAGTTTGTTTTCGGCCGATATCGCTGGAAATTCGACGAGTCCGGAAAGGTGGTGCTGGCACAACCTTTTGATGATGATGAAAAGTTTTGGAATGAAGTTTCCAAAAGTGACCGTTCCGGAAATGAACGAGTTGAAATCGAATTCTGCTATGTCAATTCACAAAACTTCCTGCAGAACCGGGGCTTTGGCCGCCTCCGACGTTTGGACCGGAGCTATCAGTTCATTCATCTGGATCCGCCGGTGGTCCGCCCCATCGACGCCAGTGACGCCCGGGATTACCTATTCCAATTTGCCAAGCATTACTGCAAAAAAGAGGTTAACGAAATGCTGATCAAAGGGGTGTCTCAATATGTAGGCCCGGATAAACTCTCCTTGCTTGGGTTCATCGAACCGAATTTTATCAAGCCGAACCGGGAAAGTCAATACCTTTACTTTGATAAAAGCTGCTGGTATATCAACAAAGATGCAGTAAAGGAAATAGGGTATGAAAGCATCACGCACCATATTTGGGAGGAACAAAAGAAGAATATACCGGCTAAGTACCTGGGCAAACCGCTGATCCACTTCAAGATGAAGGACGGCCAATGTAGTTATGATATTACAAAAGATGGAAGCTCCTGCCAGTTCTTAACATTTCTGATCAATGCCAGCAATTTCACTTGGCGAAAAAAAGCGGAAGAAATTGACGAATTGGAAGAGAATGAGAATCGAATCCACCTGCTCAGCAAACTTTGCGCCATCGGTTACATGGCTATGGAAGCCAAAGACAACAATGTCGCCAGGGCGGTTATCGGTATGGATGGCAAACAGTCCGAAGTCGGTGAGTCCAACGGACGTTCCGGAAAGTCACTGATCGGTGAACTTATGCGCAATGTCGTACCTACCGCCTATATATCCGGTAAGCGAAACGATATCTTCAGCGATCAATTCATCTGGAATGATGTGCAGGAAAATACGAAACTGGTATTCATCGACGACGTGCTGCAGAACTTCAATTTTGAGTTTTTGTTTCCTGTGATTACAGGGGACTGGACAATAAACTACAAAGGTGGCCGACGGATCACTATTCCATTCGCTAAATCCGCCAAGATTTACATACCTACGAATCACGCCATCCGGGGAACCGGTTCCAGCTATACGGACCGACAATGGTTAGTCGCTTTCTCCGACTACTACAATGACGTACATAAACCGCTTGATGATTTCGGTTGCCTGTTCTTTTCGGAATGGGATTTCGATCAGTGGAATTTAACCTGGAATCTGTTAGCTAACTGCATCCAGCTCTACTTGACATTCGGAGTTGTCCAGGCACCGGGTGAACGTCTTGAAATGCGCAAGCTGCGCCAGGAAATCACTGAGCCGTTGATATCCTGGGCAGACGAATATTTTTCTGATCCGGCCCATCTTAATTGCAGATTAGTTCGTAAAGACCTTTACGATGCATTCTGCAATTATGATCAGACACAGAAGAAGTTCATCAGCTCCACAGTATTCAAAAAGAAATTTAAGTTGTACTGCGAATGGAAAGGATATACTTTTAATCCGAACAAGTATGATCCGGTAACCGGTCAGCCCCACCAGTTTGACAAGGACGGAAATCCAGTCCTGGACGATAAAGCCGGAGGTGTAGAGTATTTTACTGTAGGGTGCAAGGATATCGCTCCTGACGATGAAGAAGCCGGCTCAATCAATGACTATCCGGGCTTGCCATTCAAAGCCGAAATAAATGACGAAATTATAGAATACTAGTAGTATGATATTGATAAAGAAAACAATAGACTCGCGACTGACCCAGATCATGGCTGAAATGATACTTGAAGACAACCTGCCAATACATATGGAGATCGGCAGGGCTTCCGGTGGCAACATAGATGTGCTGATTTCATTCAATCCGGAAGATGAACCCATTTATCTGGAACTGATCAATGCTATCTTAGAACCTATATATTCATTATGATGGTGCCGACATATTCTGAACTAATAAAGGAACTGTATCCCCTATACCAGCAGGAACCCGCCCGGTTTATGCGCTTCTACAATGCTGTCTACAAGAAATTGTTCAGTATCCAGGAAGGCGAGGTGTTGCGTATAGCAGATCACTGCAGCAAGAAAACAATGGGTATGTTTATCAAGGTGGCAAGCCTGTTTATTATTGAAGATACATGCAGGAAAAATGTTACGGATGATCTATTGGAGTTCTCGGACGATTATACGATGATTAGAAAATGCTATAAATTCGTTCCATCGCGCCCCTACCGCAAAGGAGTAAAAAGCATATAGCATTCCAATTTATTACCCTGTAAAGGTAGGAATTTTTAGTGATATACGCAATAATATTATGATAAAAAAAGAGAATAAAATACAGGTAGTTATAGCACCAACGATACAGGAGCGGGAGAAGCTGATGGCGCGCCTGGCCGTCCGTTATGGTTTTGCCCAAATAGCATCAGATGCCGCCAAGATCATCCGGAAAGACGTCCATTCATTCGACCTTTCTACGGCTTATTTCGTGCTCTGCAGCAACTATAATTTTCGGGGAGCTGTGATCACTACCCAGCGGCTTTATGAACTGGCAGCGCGGGGTATCTGTGTGATTGTAGGAGTTAAGAGCCTACCCCGTGAATATGAGTTTGTATCACAGACATTCTATCCGGGTGATTTGCGGTAACACAGAGCGGAGTATTCTTGAATGCACAGAGCGGAGTATTCTTTCGGCGGCGGTACGCATGTACTGCCGCCTTTGTTTTTTCATCCGCTTCCCCTCCCACCCCTTTCATTAAGAACAAACATTTTGGACAATTGTGCCGAAGAACAGCGGAAGCGGAAAGAGGGACACTCTATATATTCTTTTTATTCTTTTTTCTTTTTACAAAAATACCCTATGAAAAAATAGATATATTTTTGTACTTTCGTACGAAGCCCTATTTTTCGACATTTATTACATTATAAATCAAACATTTAAACACTGCACGATTTTTGTACAAAACCGTACGAATCGTACTTTTTTGCACGAAATGGCGTTTTGTACGCAGAACGAAATTCCGTACAAAAAAAGTACGGGTTTTGTACGGGCATAAACAACTGATTATCAAAGGATATTAAAGTGTCAGAGGTGCGATTTGCACTAAAGTACAAAAATATAGTACTGATATGACAAGGGTAGGATTAGCTATAAGATACAAAAAATGCAGACCGGAGACCAGATAATCCACTTATTTTTATTACTTTAGCTCTACACACTTAAACTATTAATACGATGACCACCAAAATAAACGTACCTGCACATATCCGGGAATACCTGATCGGGAAATACTGCGAGTTTCAGGATATCCCTGTCACCTTCCCGGATAACAGTGATATCTACCATGTTATTTATGATCTGTTGGAGCGCCGCCCGGTCACGGTGCCAGTTGACAAAGGAAATCTATCCATTGCATTACCGAACCGCTCTTCCGGCAAGTCTCCCAAAACATACAACTATTTGGGGGTACGCTCTCAATTGATCATCAACCGGAAACTGGATCTCATGATGTGGGCGGAGCTGCACGATATGGTTGACGAGCAGAAGCACCGTTACGGTGTAAACTTCATCGTAGGTATACACGCCTTTATGAATAAGTACGGAATTACCTCCTTGTCTGAAGATGCTTTTTTAAAGAATTACTATCGCTGGCGAGGGAAAATTCGTCCGAAGGAAGAAAAACGGCCATATACCCGAAAAAGTTAGACCGAGCAAGTGTAGTTAATTGTCCGATTTTCGGGGTAAAACAGTGAGAAAACAAGAGTAAAAGCGTGATAAAATGCGCGCAATCATTAATAATCAATCAATTATGAACAATTTAGGCGGTTATAAATCTATCGAACTCGTCTTTATAGACGAATTATCAACCTTTGCAGTGACTTCATCAGGTGCATTTCTCCGGAAGATTAGCAATGCTCAACGGCTTCTGCCTCTGCAGCAAAACGGAGCCGGTATTAGTGTTACTCTCAAAACTGACGGTTCCGGAACCTTGTGTACACACAAAGCAGAAATTAGTATCTTGCACAAAGGACTTGACACACAGTTAAAAGCAGAGCTGGATCAAGTGGGAATACGCGGTTCTGTTTTGATTGCCACAACGAACAATGATGAAAAAAGGGTTTACGGTAATCTTAATTACCCCATGTTCGGAACCTTTTCCGAGATACCAGGACAAAAGCCGGCTGATCTCAGACATTATGAATTATCTCTCTCCGCAACCTGCAATCACCCGGCATTAACCCTCATGGAATAACGTCCTTCCACACCTCTCTATATCTGCGTATCATTGCATCAAAAATTATGCAATGAGTCAAAATCGCATCATTCTTTCCGATTCATCAGTAAATTGCTACGGTTACCGGGTTCTCACTGAAGGCCTCAATCTTGAAGCCTTCAAAAAGAATCCGGTCATGCTGTATATGCATTTTCGTGATGAAGGTTCACCCATCTGGGGGAACTGTAAAGCAATCGGTCATTGGGAAGACATACAGATAAACGGCGATGAACTTTCTGCTATTCCAATTTTCGACAAGGTAGATGACCTTTCCAAAGAGGTAGCCGCGAAATACGAAGCAGGGACTTTCTCCGCCGCATCTATCGGTATACAAATCATTGCCACAAGTGCCAACAAAGAGCTGCTTCTACCGGGACAGACACGTGAAACCATAACTGAAGCCTTATTAATGGAGGCATCCATTGTTGACATTCCGGCAAATCGCAACGCCGTACGCTTGTATGACCGTTCTACGTCCGCTTTACTGGCTGCGGGCATGGATACGAAATGTGTGCCAGAATTACCTAAACCCAAATTAAACGTTATGAATTTGAAATCCAGTTGGAAAACAGTTTGTGCTTTCCTGAAGATTACAGACGATAAGGCGGACACGACTGAACTCTCCTCGGAGAATATCGAGTCTCTGGACGCTGAAATGAAGCGTCTGAAGGACGAGAACGAAACGCTCGTCCAGGCAAAGAAAGACATTGATGTGAAGCTGACAGCTTCCACCGATGAAGTCGCTCAACTGAAGACCAGTATCGAAACAAAGGATACGGAAATCGGTACGTTGAAAAGCAGCGTCGAGAGCAAAGACAATGAAATCGCCCAACTCAAAGAGCAGGTGAAGAACCTGAAAGGAAACCCTGCCAATGACGGCAAGGGGTTGACTCCGAAAACTGAACCGGAAGGTGAAAGCGGATCGGAAGAGTTAGCCGCTTTCTGTTCTGAAAATGGCGGCAATTATGCCACCATGACCGAGAGACTTAAAAAAGAAGGACTTATCTAAACCTTACCTTATGAAATTAATAGATGTATCAAAATTAAACGAGGCCACCATCATTTACGACAAGGCTCTCCGTGCATTGCCTTATGCAACCTTGCAGCAGGTTGCAGCAACGCTCAAACTGAACGTAATGGACCTGCAAGGCAAACATTCACGCATTAACGAACGCCGTCGTGCAGGTGGCACCCAATCTTATAAGATCGGCAAAGAATTCAAGGAATTTGAGCAGATTTTCGGATATGAACCCTCGCTGATCGAACCGAAAGACGTTGTTTTCATCACTAAAGAAAACTCACAGAAGTATGACGACAATGAGTTGTTGATTATCGGTGGCCAACCGGTGAGTAACATCACCAAGAAACACCCGATGGAGACAAAAATAGTTTTCGGGCTGACCACTTCGCACGCTGAAGATATTGTGTACTATCTGTTTCATGCCGAACGCGACGAAGATTCTAAATCACCCAGCGGTGCGATGGACGGTTACTTTACCAAAGCAGACAAGTTAATCATCTCCGGCGCAGTCAATGCCGCCCGGGGTAACCTTGCGATTTCGGGGGAATTCGCCACACCGGTCGATGAAAATGATTACAGTGCGTATGAGAACCTGGTTGATTGGATTGGCGGTGCACACAATTCTCTTCGTAGTTCGCAGGGCGGAAATCCGCAATTGATGTGTGCAGAAACGGTTATCAAAGCCGCCCGTGCCGCTTTGCGTAACAAGCTGAAGATGCAGGAGTATCCCAGCACGGCACGCATGATCGAGCTGTTGCGCGAAGATGCCTTCTGCCCTTCATTGGAAGTTGTGACGCATGAAGCGTTGGGCAAAGGATCCCGCCTCATTTTGCAGAAAGTCGGGAATATGGATCTTGCGTTCAACACGCAGGCGGCCAGCCGCTTTTGCCAGGTCCGTGATATCTATCCCGATCCGAACGAATGGCAGTTCTGGTTGCAGTCCGGATACGATACCCGTATCAATGACTGGCATGAAAAGGTCTTCCGCACGAATGAGCAGAAGAACGAAGCTAACGACCTGGCGGGCGACTACTGTCTGACCGGCGCCGTACAGGTAAATATCACCGGTGCCGATGCAGGCTCCTGGACTATCCAGGGAAAAACGTCGAGCCGTGCGAACGGTCAGTACTTTATCGGACTTGCTCCGGGCAAACACACCATTGTATTCAATGATGTGGATGGCAAGACCAAACCGGCAAGCCAGGAAGTGACCGTCGTCGAAGGCGAAGTCGCAACCGTAACCGCACAGTACACCTGATTTACGGAGGGGATTTTCCCCTCCTTGTTTAACGCTAACATTTTATCACAATGAAAAAGAAACAATTATTCATTCTCGCTTTCTTGTTAGTTCTGGCAGCCATATTGTTGCCCGAAGTACAACATCTGTTATCATTGGATCTGAATGATACAACAACAATCCTGACCGCGGGTCCGGCTTTTGCCCCTCTCAAATGGAACATGGGAAAAAACAATATGGCCGGTTACAAAGGTCACTTATTATTCGTACCGGAAGAGGCGGCAATCACAGTACCGACCGTACCGGATCCTGAGAAAGCCGCCGATAACACCGAACTGGTTACCGCTGCAGGTTCATTTACTTTTGCTGAAGGAGGCACGATTAAACAACCCGTTTACTTATATAGTACCGAAGGTGAAGTCGAATACAAAGCAGAGCCACAGGGAGAAGTAGACGGTATCAGCTTTAAACAGACACTCGGTTTTTTCTTTCCCGGCAATACGCCAGGAATGCACGCATTCAATGCCATGGCCAAAAACACCCGTGGCTATTATATCTTTGAGGATCCGGAAGGTAACCAAATGATTTTAGGGCAACCTGGTTTGACCGGTTCCTTATCACCGTCTTTCAATGGCGGTAAAGCCCATGCCGACCGACGCGGTACCACTTATACAGTCACAGCGGATTCGAACTATTCTGCCATCTTCTTAGAAACTCCCATCAATATGGAAGTAATAGGCGGTAACAAACCGGCTCCGGCTCCACAAGGATAGCATTATGACCAGAAACGAACAATTAATAAATTGGTTAGGCAACCGTCAGCGCAAGTACGCTGACGGCGTAGCCCTCTTTGACACACTTGCCAAGCAAGTACAAAAAGAAAAGTATTCGGCCTATTTTGCCGCAGCTCCGGCAAATCCTCATATCTTCGATCCGCACTTTACCCAACTGATAAACTGTCTGACACGGATATCCCGAGAGATCCGCGAAGCTCCGGAACTTTATCCGGCGGCAAATGAGTCTATCGTCGAAGCCAAAGAGGTAGACGAAAAGGCACGCACGGAAGAACTAACGAAACGAACTGCTGCCATCGCAACGCATGAGCAGCAGATCGAAGAGTTAACGGAACGGATTGAATACCTGGAAGGAAGTGACAATACCGGTGATATTTCAGAGCTTCAGGAGCAGATAGATGAACACCGGGCAGAACTGGAACAGCTTCGCAAAGAAGTAGACGCACTGAGCGAACCCGGCGTAAAAGTTGTGACAGAAGCATCTATGCCGACATCCATCAAGAAAGCATACGCCCGTATCAAAGAAATAGCACCTCTATACGCCAGCCTGCATAATGACATTGCTAACCCGGATCTTGAAGATGAAAAACGGAAATCATTAGCTGAAGAACTTTGCAAACTGGATGATGAGCGCCGGAAACTCTGGAAAGCTATCGACGCCTGGGCCGAAGGTAAAGGAACATTGAGTTTGGATGCCAAGCGCCCAGTTTTCAGCAATAATCCGGTTGTGCGTGGCATTGAATTGGCGCGGCATGTGAAACGACTGAAACAGAACATTGTCAACAGCCAACGATCCGCCGATAAAGCCAAAGAGGACGGTCGTCAGGTCGTATATGACAATGCAATGAGTCGCATTGCCGGATACGAAGAAGAACTGGCAGAAATCGAAAAAGAGATAGCAGGTGAAAAAGTTTCAGGATAACTTTCCGCTTGCATTGTGCCCCGGCTCTATCGAACCGTTCATGCACAAGGGAGAATGGGCAATACACGAAGTGTTGCCCACTCTTTTATCTGCCATTGGCCCGGCAAGTGTACGGATAGCGACATTCAGCATATCGGAAGACAGCCTGCGGTCACTCTTTTTTCTGACCGAAGAAGGTCAGATAACCAGCCTGCGGATGTTGCTCGATACCACTGTGAAACGGCATAAGATAGATTTGCTTTTATTCGCTGCAAATATCTCTCCGGAGATACGGATAGATTCGTGCCATGCTAAAGTATTGTTGGTTGAAAACGAACGATACAAGTTCGGTATTATCGGATCCGCCAACCTGAATCTTAACCACCGTTGGGAAGCCGGGGTATATTTCACCGCCGGATCTCATTTCGATTACTTCTCCGAAGCATTTAACCAAGCCTACGAAAACGCAATGAGTTATGCAGTTAACTGATGATCAATTATCCCAGGTACGCAGCATGTCAGCCGCTTTACTACCACCGTCGGAGATAGCCATCCTGTTGGATATCCCTGCCGATGAGCGCGATTTCTTTTGCGATATCTGCAAGAATCATTGTAAAACGCCAATCTATAACGCCTATCATCAAGGCAGACTGCAAACAAAATACGAGCTACGACAAACCGTTATCAAACTGGCAAAAGCCGGTAGTCCGGCAGCCGAACCGCTCGCTGACAAATATATGCGTGAACAGATAGTCAACGAATAATTTATGCCTAAAAAAGATACTACATACGAACGTATCGAGCGGGCCTTATACAAGGATCGTGAAGAGATCGAACAAATGCTCTCTCCCCGGGAACAGGAAATCAGAGAGCGCATGATGCTTTGTGTAGCCAAGAAGATGGATAGCCCGTTGGTGGAAGATTCGGAGCTCGTAACCTTTCTCATGCACGGATGCGGTGGGAATGCTACTCCTGTATCTCAATCGCAAGCCTATCGGGATATCGGTATGATTAACCGATTGGTGGGTAATATACAACTTGCTGCAAAGAATTGGTACCGGTACATGATCGTCGAAGGTGCTAAGAAAGGCTATCAGCTTGCGATTGACAGCGGAGACGCCAAGGGTGCCGCCGCCAACCTGGATAAGATTGGAAAGTACACCATGGCGGACAAGGAAGACAACCGGCTCGATTTTGAAAGAATGATTCCGCCATCGTTTGAACCCTCGGATGATATCACCCTGCTGGAAGGAATTGAACCTATCACCGACCTGGAAGAACGCCGCAAGGAACTGCGGGAACTTGCCCGCAGCATGGCAAAGGGTAAAGCGGTCGATGCTGAGATTATCAACGAAGAGGAGGACGAATAATGCCCGCTCAAACGACCCCGTTATCAGCTCACGATCTCCGGATGAAACAAGCCGATGTCGTGAAGAAGTTCTTCAACAAGATGCAACGCCAAGCAATGGCCATCGGTGCACATGATGAATATATCATCGCTTCGCGCGGCACCGGAAAGTCCGAAGGTATCGACGCCCGGTTTATTCTCCGGAATGTGTGGGAGATGCCCGGCTCCCTGGGCGGTCTGATATCGCCCAGCTATGCCAAAGCCTGGGGTAACACCCTTCCGGCAATATGCAAGGCCCTGGCAGAGTGGGGTTACTACCAAAACATTCATTATGTAGTCGGACATAAAGCACCCTCATGGATGAACTTTGCAGACCCGGTACGACCCGTTATGGGCGAAGGATGGAGCAATGCCTTCCACTTCTGGAATGGCGCCGTCATGGTAATCCTATCGTTTAATCAAGCCATGTCCGCCAACTCCATGTCACTGGACTGGGTGATAGGCCCTGAAGCAAAGTTCCTCTCCTACGAAAAGATAAAAAGTGAGGTAAACCCTGCAAACCGTGGTAACCAGCAGTATTTCGGTCACTGCCCACACCATCACAGTGTATGTTATTCAAGCGATATGCCGACTGCCTCCCTGGGCAAATGGATCTTGGACAAGGTGGATGAGATGTCACCAACTCACATCAACCTGATTCGTAGCCTATATAAAGAACTGCAAGCATACAAGCGCAAGCCGATGACTGATCACACTCTACGGATGATTAAAGAATTATCCCGGGATCTCGACCTTGCACGTAAGTTTCAGCCGGTAGTCAACCCACAACCGGGAAAAAAGCGTGAATACACCGTGTTCTATGGGGAATACGATGTTTTCGACAATCTTGAGGTGCTTGGCGAGGATTATATCTGGCAGATGCAACGGGATTCACCGCCACTGATCTGGCGTACCGCTTTCTTGAACGAACGCCTGTTCCGGGTTCCGAACGGATTCTACTCCGCCCTGGATGATAACATACACTTCTATATACCGAATGATAGCGGACGGCTCCGGGATCTTGGTAGTAACTGGGGCAAACTATCTACCTGCGGATGTCTCGGAGATGGTGACCTCGACTTCAGCAAAGAGCTTCACATTGCTTTCGACTCCAACGCCTCTATATCTACCGCCGTTGTCGCTCAAAAAGACGGAAATACCATGCGCGTGCTGAAGTCATTCTATGTCAAGACACCAAGTAAACTGCAGGATCTTGTCAAGCAAGTAGCCGACTACTACCGTCCGAAACTGAATAATGAAATAGTAGTCTACTATGATCATACCTTTACCTGGGAAACCGGTACCAGCGGCGAAAGCTATGCCGATGTGATCGAACGAGTATTTAAAGAAAACAATTATAACGTAACTATGGAATTTATTGGCCAAGCGGCAAAACATGATTGGAAACACCTGAATATTGACCGCACATTAAAAGGAGATCCGGAATTTCTTTGGATCCAAATCAACCTGCATCAAAACGAGTTCCTCAAAATTGCCATGGAGCAAACCGGCATCCGCCAGGGAAAGAACGGATTCGAGAAGGATAAACTACCTGAAGGAACCGAAGACACACCGGACAATCCGGATCAGTACAAAACACACGTTACCGATGCATTTGACACACTTTGGCTCGGCATGAACTTCTTCTTCCGTGAACCCAATAGCCTATCCGGTGGAGTCTACTTCTTAAAAAATAAATAAAACCACCGCCCCTCCGTGGTTGAAGGAACGGAAAAACAAAAACAAAATACCGCTTTGGGTCCCATTCCGTTTGCGAGTGTGCGAGCAAACGGAATGGGTGCGCCCGCACCCCATCCGTCAAATCATCCCTTCATCGCAAAAGCTATAATATCCGTCATTCGTTATAATTACATGATCCATCATCCGAATGTTGAATATCCCTGCCGCCTTTTTTAACTGTTCCGTCAGCCTCTTATCCTCGTTACTCGGTCTGCTGTTGCCGCTCGGATGATTGTGTACCGCTGCAAACTGCGAAGCTCCCGTATTTATCAACACTTGCATAATCAGCCGTACATCTGCCGAAGTCTGGTCTATACCGCCTACTGAAACCTGTACTTTCTTGATTATTCGGGATGCATTATTAATAGCCACTACCCAAAACTCCTCATTCCGTAAATCACCAATTAACGGCTGCATCAAATCATATACATCCTTGCTCATTCGTATAAGCCTGCGTTCAACCTGTTGAGACTGCTGTCTCTTGTACATCTCCACCGCTGCCACGGCTACTTTCTTACGTCCAGGCGTCAAGGATGCAAACAGCTTGTCGATGTCTATCTCCCCGTTGCTGCGTTCAACGTCTGAAACAATCTGCCTGTTATTGCTAATCTCGTAAATCAGTTCACTGTCACTCATGTAACGACAATCATTATCGAATAAAGTATTCATAACAAAAGAATTATATTAGTTATAAGAAAGAATTGTTCTACCTAAAAAATAGCCTCCCAACACTTTTGCACCTAACTTTTCCAAAGCACAAGCAAAACGAGCGTAAGAATGACCTTGCGTCAGTATATCATCAAAAAGGAGTACTCTTTTACCATTGAAAAAGCCTTTATCAAACTTAATAACTTCAACGTCCTGTACCGTCTTACTGCTTTTCGTCTCATGGATCGCCAAGCGTCCGCCCTCGATAGTGATTGCCTCGTATGCGTTCTTGCAACCTGTTAACCGTGTCACTTCCTCGGCAAACACCTTGTATCTGATTTCGTTTTTCTCTGCAGAACTTGCAGGAACACATACGAACGTTACATTTTCGCAATCTGCGCCAAACTGTGACCGTAACTTCTTTGCTATCAGTTCCGCCACTGATACACTACGCTTTCCGTCTTTAAAGTCCCATATCATCTTTCTGATAGCCCATTCACGTTTGTTAGCCTCGTACTTCGTAGGTAAATAATCAAAAAAGTTGAACATGATTTTAGACCACTGTTGTTTCCATGCCTCGGGAATGTTTCTTTTTGCTGCCATAACTTTAAATTTTAGTTTATTCTTGAACTTTGAGCCGTCGGGTGTGAGCCTTTTTTGAATTTTCTCCGTTTCCCGGAACGACTTTTTTTTATTCCGTCGCCTGTCGCGCGCGGTATGTTTCGCCTTTTGATACCGCAATAATTGAGGTGCCGAGGATGAATGACAGCAAGATTTTCGGGAAAACGGAACGCCTGAATACTACCTGTAAGGTGGAGATTTTTTGCCCGAAACAGCGTTTAATCTTGCTTTTCAGACCGGTGACCTACATTTGCGGGGCAAAAGGCGAGATATGCCGTGCACGATAGGAAAGGATAAGGGAGTTCCGGAAAAGAAACGGAGATTACAGAAGCGTCTACGCTTACCGCTCTACCTCTCTTTCATGCCAAAGGCGTGAATGTGAGGGGGAAACCCCGAAAAATGTACCGGCACAAACTTTCGTCACAGCTTGCGATCACGACAAAAGTTTGTGCCGGTGCATTTTTCGGGCGATTTTTTTTCTCATGGTATTCCCATGAAAAAAAATCTAAGTAATTGTACCTTAGCAAAAAAGGAGTTCAAAAGGGGAAAAATTTCCCCTTTTTCCGTCGGAAGACCCCGCATCGCCCTGAAATCAAGTTGCGGGCTGAAACATTTTTTTTCTCTTATATGCTGCACTCCCCCCCCTCAGAACGCCCCTCGCGTGGGGTACCCTCCCGATGCCCCTGCACTGCGTCCCTGTCCTTTACAGGTATGTGTTCAGGCAATACCTTTGCATAAAAAAAGAAGCTATGAACCCATTAACCCAAACAATCTTAACTTTCGTATTAGGTGGTGGTCTTGTGTCATTCCTGACAGCTATCATCACCATGAAGTACACCAAAAAGCAAGCCGAAGCCAATGCGATGAAAGCTATGCAAGATGTGTATCAAGAACTCATTACCGACTTACGTGTAGACATTACCGATATGCGTGCAGAACGTAAGGAATTACGTTCTGAGGTAGACAAAGTCAAGTCTGAAGTAGACAACAACCGCAAACTCTACAATGAACTTAAACCCTATAAATGTACAGACCTATCATGTATACACCGAAAATCATAAAGCCTTATGCACAACCTTTTATCTTGGCAATACTTATTGCCCTACTGCTGTGTAACTGCCGCTCTGCTTCTCAGCATTCTTCTGTGCGTGTATCTGAACAGGCAGATAGCGTTAGTGTCAGACTATCAGGCAAAGCTCATGGCAGTATCACCAGCCAAGCCCAGACGCAAACCGATCTCACCGGTAATAAATGGAAAATCACCTGGCATTTCGACACGTCGCAACCTGCGGATCCAACTACCGGTCTACCCCCGACATCTAAACTGGAAGTCGAGGGGAGCAAGATCCGGAAGCAAATCGAGAACCGGAAAAATGTTTCGTCCGAAACTTCTGACTCTGTATCATATCAGAAAACAGATACAGGATTCTCGAACGAACAAAGCCAACAGGAGAGCCAAAAACAAACAGAGTCCGGAACAGACATTGAAAGAAGTATAGCCGTCGGCATCATCTTATTATCCATCATTATAGGCATTATACTATATGTTAGACCGCATTCACCAAAGTAAGATCACTGAGATCATGGAGAAACGCAAGGACGGAAGACCGGTCGAATTCTCCCTGCAATATTGTAAGCGTAGTACCGGTGAGCTGGTCACTTACGAACGGGCTGTGCTGACTTCTTTCCACAGCGAAGGCAGTACTATCAATGTACTACCCGCAGGCGAAAGCAACCCTCGCAAGATCCGCCGTTGCCTAATTACCCGGATTAATAACCTCAAAGTGTATTTTTAATGGAAAAGATAGAATTGAATAAGCCAGGATACGGCACTTATGCAGTGTTGAAAGGGGGCAAAGAAATCATCAAATTCAGTGATAACAGCGACATTGCCACTGATAAGGAATCTAACGCCATTCCGGTTGTACCCAAAGACAAAAGTCACCCCATCGAATTTGTACCCCGTGGCCGAAATAATAACATGATGTACGACATCATGAAAAAGATTGGTCATAACGTCACGGTAGGCAGTAATATCGAGTTTAAGAACAAAGTTATCTACGGTGATGGCGTGATGGTATATCGAAAATACCGGGCCCCAAATACAGGAAAAATCGTCAAAGAAGAAGTTCTACCGGAAGAATATCCCGAAATTTTTGAATTCATTGAAAACAATGACTACTCACTGATCCGACACGAGATAGCCAATGACCTGGCTATTTTCTACGATTCTTATGTCGAATACCTATTTGACAGTAATAACCCGCCTAAACTCGTACAGATCAAATCTAAAGAAGCGACATGCTCCCGAATCAGTAAGATCGATGAGAAAACCGGAAAAAGTGAATGGCATGGCTATTCTGCCGAATGGCATAAAGGCTCACCCGAAGACGTTATAGCCACTCCATTGCTTGACCGGCAAAGTTCGCTGCGGGACATGAAAGTACGCATGGGTAAGCTGCCTAATAAAGACGGAAAGAACGAAATAGTCAAGGAACGAAACTTCATCCATAACATTCGTATTAATACGCCCGGACGGTTCTACTACAGTCGCCCCTACTGGTGGTCTGTCTTCGCTTCCGGATGGTATGACTTTAGCTCCGCTATACCGGTCTATAAAAAGGCGCTGATTAAGAATCAAATGACTTTACGATATGTTATCTACATTAAAGATACATTTTGGGACAAGCTCTATAAAGCTAAGAATATCACTACCGATGAAGAGAAAGCCCAATGCCGCGAAGACTTCCTAAAGGAAATGAACGACTTCCTGGCAGGTGAAGAAAATGCCGGTAAAGCCTTTGTAGCCGAATTCCGGTACGACAAAATCAAAGGGTTTGAGGACAAAGATATCATCATCTCCGCACTGACTAACCAACAGATCGGCGGCGAATATATCGAAGACAGCGAAGAGGTAAGCAATACCATCTGTTACGCCATGGGCGTACACCCTTCGATTATCGGTTCATCACCAGGCAAAGGCAAAAGTATCAACGGAACCGAGGCCCGGGAACTGTTTACTATCGAGCAGGCACTCATGAAAATGTATCAGGATGCCACGCTCGAACCTCTTTATTTTGCCAAAGCAATTAATGACTGGCCGAAAGATATCTACTTCTCCATCACAAACTGCCAGTTGACGACATTGGATCAGGGAACAGGCGCAGTAAAGAATACAGGATTAACACCAGAAACAAAAGAATGAAATAGCCTTGGAAGGGCTTTGTAAAATCCATATTAATATATGATTGAAATTAAGTTAGGCGACAAAGTTCGCAGTAAGGTATCGGGATTTTCAGGAACTATAACTGCAAAATGCGAATACTTGCATAGTACAACGACATACGCAGTAACAGCACCCGAACCGATAAACGGTGAAGTTAAAACCGAATGGTTTGCAGCCTCGGAACTCGTAATTGAGTAATAAAAGAATTATCAACTCCGGAAGGTTTCATTGCCTTTCGGAGTCCTATTAAAACAATTACAATGAGTACTATCATCCCCGACATTGAGACCTTAAAAACGGTTGTCAAAATTAATGCAGCGATACCTTATGAGTCCGTATCGCCTTATATCAACGACGCACTCGAAATTTATATCGAGCCACAAGTCGGTAATGTAATCGTTGATATCGCCAATACCGGCGAAGACACAACGCTCAAAGACAAGATCCTGCGCTGCCTCGGTCCGCTCACCCTTGCACTCGCCACCGATGAACTTGGCATCAGCTTCGGAGACAGCGGAATAACAGTTCAGAACGAACAGGGCAAACGTTCGCCTGCCAATGAAGCAAAAATTACTGCAGCGAAAGTAAGTCTATTCTACCGGGGTATGCAGGCTCTTGATCGTCTGCTTGATTACCTGGAGCGCAACAAACTGAAATATCCGGATTATGCGGATCATATCAGTATCACTAATCAGGTACCGTGTTTCATCCGGTCGGCTCAGGAATACCAGGATACCGGATTAGTGAATATCGACTACTCGACCTTAACCTACCGTATCATGCTGCCTACTATCCGTCAGCTTCAGGAACGCCATGTCCGGGAAATGCTGGCGGATGATTTATATGACCGGTTACTGAACATGACAGATCCCGATGCTAAGTCCAGAATCCTGCAGGAATATGTAATCCGTTACCTGGCAAACAAATCGGCAGAGCTGTACACTTCGCAGACTTCACGACAGGAACGAACCGGAACAAACGCTCCGGAATATCAACCGGTCCTCCGGCCAGTCTATCAAGACAGTACGGAAACAGGCAATTTCTTTGCCCAACAAGCCGATTATTATTCCGGTAAGATAAACAGCTTCTTGAATGCCAATGCTGAAGAGCTGGGCGTCACCAAGCCATCTACGGGCATAAACTTTAACTCTAAAGAAAAGAAACTATTCACCTCAATATCATAGTTATGCATCAAGTACAGATTTACGACGACATTTATCAGTTACCTGAAAGATGGGACGAACTGAGCAATAAAGATATGGCATACCTGGTCAAACTGACGCAAAACGATGTCTCTATTGAGCAAGTTAAAATCTACATGCTGCTGTATTGCCTAAAGGCACATGTCAGCCGACACCGTAAGATCTATGGTGATCAGGTGCGTATCTCCGTCGGTAAAGAAAGCGAGAACGTGAGCTTTCGTGTTCGCCGAAAGAAATACCTGCTCATTCCGGAAGAAGTTTGCAGCTTGGCCCATCTATTCCATTTCTTGGTTGAACGGGAAAACCAGAGATATGGTATTGCCCCACAATACTATATCAAGCCGGATCGCTTTGTTAACCCCTATCCTACTCTACGTACCCGGATGCAAAAATTCATCGGTCCCGATGATGGACTGTATGACATCACTTTCGAACAGTTTATATATATGCAGACCTATCGGGATGCCATGCGGCAAGATCCGCAAAAGATCAATCATTTGTTAGCCTGCCTCTGGCATCGTGGAAAGATATTCGACATCAATCGCCTGGATAAAGACGCCGCATTGCTTCGCCATTTGCCGGATACACAGAAAATAGTCATGTATTGGTTTATCACTGGTTGCCTGATTAATTTAGGAGATCAGTTCCCGCGTGTCTTCTCCGGTAAAGAAGGTAGTATCAGGAACAATGTTTTCGACTCTCAGCTGCGTCTACTCGATACCCTCGCCAACTCCGACATGACAAAGAAAGACGCCGTCCGGAAAGGTAACCTGATGGATGCCCTTTACAGCATGGATGAATCAGTCCGAAAGCATGACGAGCTGGAAGAAAGATTGCAAAGCAAATGCGGACGTTAATAATAGTAAATTTACTACGAATCAATACATTTACATTTGCATCATAATATTAATATCACTACTTTTACAGCGTTAAATCAATACACGACGTTCTATGAAAGTAGTGAAAGTTTCAGAAATCATCCGGGCTTTGAAAAAAGACGGTTGGTATCAGGCAAGCCACGATGGAACAAGTCACCGGCAATTCAAGCATCCTACTAAACCAGGAAAGGTGACAATCAACGGCAAGCTATCAGATACACGATCAGGATGGTTGCTGCGGAGCATTGAAGAGCAATCGGGGTTAAAGTTCTAACGAGCACCCCGGGAGCTCGCTCTCGTAGAACAAGAGTTTTGATTTAATATAAGCGGTCCTTGTGACCGCTTTACTTTAGAAGTTTAACAATAAGATATATAGTTATGGAACAAGTTATCATGAAAACAAGCCATACGGAAACAGGTTATTGTTGCGCGTGTGATCTTTTGCCTGGATGGACAGTATCCGGTAGCAAGGATTTTAAAAAATTCAAAGCATACGTTCAAGAAAGCATTGATTTCTATCTGGATTGTGCAAAAAAAGACGGGGATGAATATCCTGCCGTGTTTGATGGCAAATACGAGATAGTCTACCTGTTCGATACTTGTGCGCTATTGAATTATTATCAAGGCATCCTGCCTTTCTCCGGTCTACAGGCCATTACCGGTATAAACCAAAAGCAACTGGCTCATTATGCAGCGGGACGCAGTAAGCCCCGCCCGCAACAAGTGAAAAAAATAGAGGATGGACTACATGCCTTTGCAAACGAATTACAAACGGTCTCTGTATTGATTTAACACCCCTACTCAGACCGAGGGAAAGAGGCTTCCACGAGTTGGAAGCCTTTTCATTTTACCCGATTGTCAAATCGTAAATTGATGTAACATGAAGAATTTAGATTTACTTCCTCTCACTGCAGAGGTTAAAAAGCGGCTCGAAGAGTTCGCAAAGCAGTACCGCCGCTATGGGCACATCGTTATTGAAATCGTCTCCTACTCAGAAGGACGCCTGATTGTTCGTGCTGAACAAAAGGATCTGGTAAATGACAAGTTTCTCTCTAAAAAGGAACTGACCGAACGCGTACGTGAGATGTTTAAGGGAGAAATCCCCGACGACTGGAAACTGACCGTATCCGCTGTAAACTTTGACCGTAAGGATATCGACAACATTACCGTTGAATGGATCAAAGGGCGTATGGACAAACTTGGTTTAAAAGCCAAGCATCTAAGTAACTACACCGGCATTGACAAATGCACCGTGTCTTCTGTTCTCTCCGGAGATAAAGATCTAACCAAATGGCACAAGGTCGCTATGTATTACTTCTTTAAATATTATGAGGTAGCAAACTTCTAATACAATTAAAAGCGGGGTGAAAAACTCCGCTTTTCTTTTGATATATCTAATATTATCCCTACTTTAGCTCCTGCCCCTCAAAAAGTGATAAATATCGGATCAAAACATGAATCCCTTTTCAAGACGTAATCCGTAGAATCGGATTGAGGTTTCACTATACCTTTGGGCACGTCTTGATAAGGGATTCACCATTTATATACAAATGACCGACAGACAAAAAAAATTAGCCCTCACACTGCTATCATATCTACAGACAAAAGAAAATGAAAGTACCTTCACTGATGATTACTATAACTATTTAAAAACGGTAGGATATTCAGAATTAGCAATAGAGCAAATAGTTTCTACCCTTGCACTGGAGGAATATATCAACTATTTAGGAAAAGACCGCTACTGGGTACAAATAACGGGTAAAGGATCTACATTTGTAAAACGCAAAGGAAAAACAAGAAACTATGATTTTAAAAAGACACTTGAAATTATTGTTGCTATTGTAGGAATTATAGGTGGGGCATTAGCTATAATATCAAAGCTATGCTAATCAATGCAATGGCAAGACATAACAATGCAACCATCAGTTCCAAATGCCTGACACGGGTATCCATTTCATCTTTATTATCACGGTAAGTATTCATACTGCTATTCTCTTGATTTTTTGCTAAAGTACAAAAAAATCCTCATGTTATTGTATGTGTCAAATATTATTTCGACATTGCAGCGATTTTACTAATACAAAAAACGAACATGAAGAAAATCACTATTACAATGGCGTTGTTATTCGCCGTAACTATCTTTGTATCTGCACAAAACAAAGAGTTGGAGAAATGGGCTAAGAAAGAAAATGCCCAAAGTAGTCAAAACGTAACAGAGAGTAGAAGAAGACCGAATATAGTCAGAGAAGCCGGCTTCTATCTTGAAAAGTCGGCAAAGTATCAATACGGCGCTATTGGTTGTGCTGGCGTTGGTGCCGCTCTTGCTATTACAGCCGGAGTTATCGGAACCAAAGTCTACAAATATGATGATGATTATGCAAATGCAAATGAAGTCTCTGATAAAATAGAATCAGATCGTAAATTACGTAAAGGTCTATTTATAGCCTCTGGGGTTAGTTTTGCCGCTGCTATATGTTGTGAAATAGTAGCCATAAAGTATAAGCTAAAAGCCGGGCGAAGTTTGCGTTTGTTCTCTAACGGTACCGGTGGCGGGCTGGCATATACATTCTAAAACACTACGCAATATGGAAATATTTGATTTTATCACAATTGATTTTGAAACAGCAAATCAATATCGAGACAGCGTTTGCCAATTAGGAATAACTACGGTTAAGGGTGGCAAAATAAAAGATGTCAAATCATGGTTAATCAACCCTGAAACTTTCTTCGACGATTTCAATGTACGAATACATGGAATAACAGAAGAGATGGTAAAGGATAAACCTACATTTGCTGAGTTATGGCCTACTATTACCCCATATTTAGGTGATGAAAAAGTTGGAAACATTGTTTTTGCACACAATGCAAATTTTGACATTAAAGCACTGATAGCAACACTCTCACGCTATCAGTTGCCTTTTCCTTCATTATTCTTTGGATGTAGCTTAGCTGTCTCTCGAAGAGTATGGCCAGGAGAACCGTCTTATTCTCTTTCTTCTTTATGCAATAAATTGGGCATTATGCCCGGAGAACACGATGCTGGAGAAGATTCAAGAGCATGCGCAGAAATCGTTTTATTAGCAGCACAAGAAAAAGGAGTTGACTTTACCAAAGAGGCTCTATCCGGTGAGGAACTCGCAGAGATAGAAAACAAATTTCAGTTCTTTTTTGGAGAATTTAACCATGATGGTTATTTGTCTTCTGTCTGCCAGCGTATCAACAAGGCAGCCCGAACCAAACAAATTATAGGTGATGAGTCTAAGAATAACCCTGAATCCATTTTCTATCAAAAAAATGTTGTATTCACAGGAGCACTTTCAGCTATGAAACGTACAGATGCACAACAGATAATAGCTGATATAGGCGGATTCAACCAGAACGGGGTTAACAGAGAAACAAATTTCCTTGTTGTTGGACAACAAGACTACCGTATTGTTGGAGAAGACGGAATGAGTAGTAAACAAGAAAAAGCTATTAAACTAATAGAAAAAGGTGCAGATTTGGAAATATTATCTGAAGATGAATTTTTACGATCTATATAATTATAGAAAGCGGGGCTATGCTCCGCTTTTCTTTTCAGTCGTATTCCAATAATAGTTAAAAACATATCATTTCGGTTACACATATCTTTGTGAAAACAACATAAAATCTTATCCGATATGATTCTTCTTATCTTTCTTGGTTATTACAATTATTCTCCCCATCTTTGCAATGCTAAACAAATCGTATAAAGTACGTCGATGTGCATCGTATAATGCTCACGAAACTCGCGGGTATTTTTTATACCCTTTAAGACGTTTACTTGGTATTCAGGTAAGCGATATACATTATAGGCGGCTGCCTTCCCGATTGTGATTTTGCCTTCGGCGTAAATCTACGATTTGTTTAGCGACACGGGAAATGGCAGCCGTTTTTTCTGCCTAAATGCTAAACAAATCGTAGTTATGAAAAATCAACTCCCCGGCACCGAATCTTTCGTGCCCTCGTTCCGCTCCACGCAGAACGTAAACACGCTCCAAGAGCGTTATTTCCGCAGCCTAACCGACTGCGAAGTGAAAACTGACACTGACCGCTGGTATGTTGCGGTTATCTTCTCTATTTGCGCCGGATTTGTCTTTCCGCCGTGCTTCCTGGTTACCGCCTATTGCCTTTACAAAGTACGCCAAAACAAGAAAGGGGGCGAACATGGCAAATAACATAACCCTCACTCCGGAAGTCGTTGAATGTGTCAACGGACTGCAAACCGGTGGCGCAGAATTATGGAACACCACCATACGCAAAGCGCTTTACTGTGTCGTTAACGGTGAATGCTATGGCAACACTGAAGAACGCCTTGAACTTGCACAAGAATTATTGTGTATGCAAGACATGATTTCAACCTTTATCCCGAAAGGAGGTGCACAATGAAACTCAAAGAAGCTCTCCAGCTTATTAATTCTCTGTTGGATCCAACCACCTCCATGAATGAAAAACAACTCGCTGCAGCAAGATTATCCGAATTAATTCGTATCTTGCTGCCTGAAGAAAAGGAGGAAACATGATGATAACGATATTAGCTTTATCCGGGATCGTCACCATCGGTATCGGTGTGATCAAAACCACCAAATCATTTTTTTGGAAAATGGTTTGGAGCATAGTCGTTGTTATCTTGTTCCTGGTCATGGTAATGCCGGACTAATAATCCGCTAAATATTTGTCCTTTATAGCCCGCCCCGTGCGGGCTATTTTTGTGTCCATAACCTAAAACCCTTGTGTTGTTATGGACATCTACAATCACTTTTCATACGGCGAACAGCTCGCCATCAGGCTGAAGTCTATCAGTCACACACCCGAAAAGCCCCGTTTTTTTGAAGCCTTCGGACTGGAAGATCTGTATAACCTGGATGATAAGCTATCCAGTGTAACCGGTATGATCCTGATTGCCGTCAATGGGTACGAGTCTGACTCCCGGGATAACGGAGGCGACGGCTTAAACGATGCCCTGCAGTATAGTTTCATCGTTGCTAAGAATACGATATCCGACCGACCTCAAACCATCACTTCTGCTTTTGAAGAATGCCGCCCTGTATGCAAACAAATCCGGAACGCATTATTTCAGGATCCTCAACTCTCTTATGCCATCGACCGCAATACACAAATCAATGGTATCGGCCCGATAGGTGATAACTTTTACGGCTGTATGCTCACCTTCACCCTACGTGAAGCTGAAGACTTTTTTATTGACGCAACCTTCTGGAATGCATAGCTATGGGATACTACAAAAACACCCGAGACGCCCGTAGTGCAGCACGAAGATACAATGCAGCCAAGCGCAAGCAAAACAGCCTCTCTGGGACCGGAGCATCAAGCCTTATTCGCCTTGAAACCATCTCCGAAACCGAACGCTATTCAATGGCTCAAGACGCTGATCGTGTGGTAGAATACAATAATGCTATTAACGCCTGGCAAAACTCCGTAGCCGCACAGCTTCGCGCTACCATTGCCTCCCGAAGTATGCGCATAGCCCGGGAACTTCACCCTAAAGCCTACACCGATAAATATGGCATCATTAACCAACTTGGCTTTTCATTTCCACGCCATGGCATCTACATCCATAAAGGAGCCGGACGCAGCCAGGGAGGAACTATCGGTTCCAACTGGACCAAGCTAAAAACGATCAATGGAATTGAAGTGAGTACCGGAATCGTAAAGCACACAAACCCCAATTCTCTGAATGCCAGCCAGGGCACCGGTAACCGCAACGCATTTGAATGGTTTGATCCCGTTGTGCGAAACCGTCTCCCAGAACTCGCCGACATTGTAACAAGGTATTTCGACACCATGCTGATCGACGCTACCAGAATATTCATAGATAAATAACCTGACCTTATGGCAAATAATGACCTAAACCGCAGCATTAAAATTTATATTGACGGTACCCCTGCAGCACAAGGAGCTGCAACTGTTGAAGCGGCTATCCAAAAGCTGGAAGAAAAGCTCGCCAATCTCAATAAAAGCGAAGCTAACTACGAGAGTAAAAGTAAGAAGCTAAAGAAAGAGCTAGAAGCTAAGAATCGAACCCTGCAGAACTACAAAGCCAAAGTACAGGAAACCGAAGCGGTATTAAACAACCTCTCCGGATCATCTTACACGAAACTCATTGCCGTACAAGCGCAGGTACGTAAGAACTTGCGCGAAGCCACACCAGGAACCACGCAATACACTGCCGCCCTGGAACAAAACCGTCGTGTAACCGAAGCCGTGACACGTGCCCAACAAGCTATGCGTGTAGAAGTCGGATGCCAGGGCACAACCTTTGGCAAAGCTATTGGCATCTTTAATAAATATGCCGCTGTTGTAACAGCCGGTATTGCCGCCATCACCGGTGTAACACTCAAGCTAAACCAACTCCGAGAAAAGCGCAACCAACGTGAAGAAGCCAAAGCCGATGTAAAGGCCTTGACCGGACTGGATGATAATAGCGTCAACTGGCTGGAACAGGAAGCGAAAAGATTATCCACGACCATGGACGAAAGCGGTATCCGGATCCGCCAGTCAGCAACTGAGATCCTGGACGCTTACAAGTTAGTAGGATCCGCCAAGCCGGAGTTGTTGGATAATAAAGAAGCTCTGGCCGAAGTGACCAAACAAACCCTTATCCTGGCTTCTGCTTCCGGAATGACTTTAAAAGATGCCGTTGACGCTGTAACCTTATCACTCAACCAATACGGAGATGGTGCAGACCAAGCGGGAAGATATGCTAATGTTATGGCAGCCGGTTCCAAATTCGGCGCCGCCGGTGTTGAATCCGTTACTGAAGCTGTCACAAAGTCCGGTGTTGCCGCTTCTTCCGCCAATATCCCTATAGAACAATTAGTCGGTACCATTGAAACTTTGGCCGAGAAAGGTATCAAAGATGAAATTGCCGGTACCGGGCTGAAGAAGTTCTTCTTAACCCTGCAAACCGGAGCTGACGAAACCAATCCCAAAATAGTAGGACTGGAAACTGCACTCAACAACCTGCAACAAAAGCAGCTCTCTGCCGCGCAGATAAAAAAACAGTTTGGCGAGGAAGGTTATAACGTTGCCAGCGTTCTGATCAATGAGGCCGAGAAAGTGAAATACTACACCGAAGCCGTCACCGGTACGACTGTTGCCGTTGACCAGGCAGCCATTAAATCAGCGACGGCAGCCGCCAAACTTGACCAGGCTAAAAACAAAATGAGCGAAATGGGCATTGCCCTGATGGAGAAGTTGAATCCTGCCATCGTGCAATCTATTAATGGTGTTGTGAGCTGGGGAGGCAAGTTTATCAAGTTAGTGGACTTCATCACCCGAAACATGGGAATCATCATCACCCTAACTACAGCTATAGTAAGTTATTATACGGCCGTCAAACTTGCAGCAATCTATGAATCACGCCTTAAAAATGCCAAGTTAGCCAGCATTGCTACTGATAAGTTGTCGGTTATATGGCACAAAGCTCTATCAGGTGCAGTCTTGCTGTTATCTGCAGCAAAGTTAGCATTAACCGGTAATATAAGTAGAGCATCAGCCGCTATGCGCCTGTTTAATACTGTAACAAAAGCTAATCCACTTGCTATCATAGTCTCATTAGTAGCGACTTTAGGTGTAGGTCTTTACCAACTTCTCGGTCGTACTAATTCCGTAACAGATGCAATGAAACGTATGAACGGAGAAATACTCACTGAACAACGTTCACTCGATATATTGTTCTCCGCACTGAATAAAACAACTGAAGGTAGTCAGGAACGCCGTAATATTATTCAAGAAATTAATGATAAATATGGTACATACCTACCAAACCTGTTAACAGAAAAAAGTAATCTGGATGAAGTTAACGAAGCCTATAAACGTATTAATAAATCTCTTGTTGAACAAATTGCTTTAAAGTATAAAAATGAAGAAATACAGACCCTCATGGAAGGTGAAGAAGGTTGGTTTGGTGATGAAGGGTTTGCCAAAACACAGATTGATGCCATTGAAAAAATGCGTTCTCAATTAGAAAAAACATTAGGCAATGGTAAATTAGCCAACATGGCCATTGATGACATCAAAAGAACCACAGAAGAATATAACAAAGCTGGCATGAAATGGGAAAAAGCATTCGGTCAGGCTTATGACACTATCAAGGCTAAATATCTCGGTAAAAAGTCTTTAGGTAGTGATTTTGCTTTTGACATGGAGAAATACATTAGAAATGTGTACAAGATGGAAAAGGAGATCGGTCGTGTCGAAAAGAAATATGCTAATTGGATGCCCAAAAATCCAGAGAATGAACTCCCGGAAGTAGTAATAACCGCAAATAAGCCTAAACCTAAAGGTGGTAATGGCGGAAATGTCGACGAAAAGAAAGCAGAAAAAGCCCGCAAAGCCGCTTTGGAAAAAGAAAAGATACTCTATGATAAGCAACAGGCAGATATCAAAAAAATATATGCGGAAGGACACAGCGAAGAACTGAAAACCGAAAAACAGTATGAAACCAAAATACAGGATCTGAAAAAAGAACATTTCAAACGAGTTATCAATATCGCCGGCAAAGGAACTTCGGAAGCTGCCGACGCTGAAAAGCAACTCGGAGATATACAGATCCAGGAGCGAAAAAAAGCTGTTGACCTGGCCATCGAAGAGGAACAGACGCTGTATCAGAAACAGCAACGTGATCTGAAAGAACTCTTCATATCCCAAAGTGATGAAAACCTGAAGACTGAAAAGGATTACGAAGACGCTAAAGAACAACTGGCCATCATGCACCTGCAACGTTCTCTTGAGATTGCCGGAATGGATGTCGATGCCAGGAAGAGCATCGAAGAGCAGCTTTTAGACTTCAAAATGAAATGTATCCAGGAAGAACTTAGCGAACGGAAAAAGGCAGCCGACAGAGAAGCAAAGATCGCTGCAGATCTTGCCAAAAAACAACTGAATAGCGGTAAACAACAGCACACCGCCATGATGCAGTATGCCAACAGTTTCGGAGAAGCAATAGGCAACGTCATTGCCGGACAGGAAAACGCCTTGGCAAACTTCGGTGACTCTATGGTCGATATCGTCTTTGATGTACTAACCACCATGATCGACGCAGAACTGATACGATTAACCGGTATCGGTATCACCACCATCGCAGAAGCCCAAGCCCGTGAAATAGGTAGCAAAGGTTTCTTTGGTATCGCAACCGGTGCGGCCCTGGCTGCTGTTATCGGTGGAACGATTGCTGCAGCTCGTGCCGGATTGAAAGCCCTGATCGGTGGAAAGAAAAGTTCCAGCTCCGCTTCTGATACCGAAAACAAGACTCCAACCGCCAACGTGACCGTTAGACAGTGGGCATCCGGTAACTATAACGTTATCGGTGAAGACGACGGGAAAACCTATCGGGATGTGCCTTATATCGGTCCGGCTCCTACCGGTATTGTACACCAAACGGCTCTGATATCAGAGTGTGGAGACGAACTTATTATCAATGCGGAAGATCTCGCCCGTCTGCAGAAGCATGTTAATTATCCGCTGGTGATCGATGCGATCCAAGATGCCCGGAGCGGTCGGGTACCGCAACGAGCTGCTGGAAACTACACACCGGTAGATACAGGATCCTACAATGCTATCTCCTCACCTACCCCGGAAACAACCTCTCAAGATGAAGGTAAGATCAACCAACTGATCGCAGAGCTGCGCTCACTTATTGCCACTTTGAAACATCTGAAAGCCTACGTTGTACTCCGGGATCTGCGAGACGCTGAAGAACTGGACCGAAAATCAAAAAAAGCATTTACCAAACAAAACAAATAGCCATGTCAGTAAAGATCACTACTCAATCTGGAACTTTCGACCTGCCTTCTGATTTCAATATTGAAATCGAAGATACTTCACCTGTATTCAATGACCAGGGATCGCAATCCATCGCCACCACAATACCGACATCAAAAAATAACCTTCGCCTGATTAATCATATCAACCGTCTGGACACTGATCAGGCACCGGTTGAAGATGCACGGGTCACCGTGTCCGATGGCATCTACCACCGGATCGGAAAAATGAATATCACGCAAGCCTCGCATAGTACCGGCATTGTCTCTAATATCGGCTTTGACGAGTCCGAAATCTACAATATCTGGAACTCCGTAACCCTGCGATCTTTTGAAGGGCTACCGAAATATAATCCGGAAAACGGAGTAGAAGAAGTTATCACCTATCTGGATGACATTATGAATGACCGGAAGACTGATACCCCGCTACATGTCTTCCAGATATGTGTAGCCATCCCCGGAACTAAAGAGAATGACACAGACACCTATTATCCGGAGTATCTTAATTCAATAATTAAAGAGGGTGATAAGTACAAACTAAACGGAGCTGCACGGACGGAAACCTATCTGTTAGACGGAAAAGCTGTCTCCACTTCGGTACCCGTCGGCTACGGGATCACTCCCTTCTTAAAAGTATCATGGCTGCTCGACTACATCTTCGCTTATTTCGGATATCGTGTGACTGAAAACCCATTCACCACGCATCCGCAGCTCGCACGCCTTGTAATACTTAACAACGCCGCAGACTGCTGTGTCAAAGGTTTTATAGACTATACAGATCTTATGCCGGATTGCACGATCAACGAACTACTACAGGCCCTCTACTGCCGTTTTGGGATGGTTTATTTCGTGGACGGCAAAACAAAGACTGTCCGGCTCAGGTTCATTAAAGATATTATATCCTCTCCAGCTGCAGAGGATTGGTCCAAACTGAAAGCCTCCGAACCGATAATTAATTACAATACCCCCAAACAATTGAAATTGTCTGCAGCAACTTCGATCAGTGGCCCATATCCGCTGTTAGTCGCTTCTCCTGCAGCCGACTCCCTTGATAAGTTCCTCAAACCATACGGGCATATTGTCGGAGACCGGAAAGACGGATATCTGAGCTATACCAACAGGGATGGTACTTATTGCGTGCGTAACCTTCGCACACAGAAGCTTGAAGTAGTATCATTAGACTTCTTTCCCTGGGATAAGGAGTCTAACATAGACTACGAAGATATCTCATCCGTAGACGAATGCCTACCTATTAAGTGGGAGGATCCGGATAACAACTATGAATGCCCTGCCTATCTATTCAACAAGATCCACCGGTATACCAATATCTCAAGCTCTGATGTAAACCTCTCGGAGAAGTCAGAAAACAGTACTCCGCTCTGTTTTTGTTTCTCCCTGCCAACAACACGCCCCTGTGGTAGTCCCCGATGTTATGGACCCAACGGCCAGGTTGTTGACAAGAACGGACACACCTATGATATCTCGATGACATTCGTCGGAGAAAACGGATTATTCAACCGCTTCTGGAAAGGCTACGATGCGATTCTAAGACATGCTAACCACACTATTGAAGCCAAATTACACCTAGAACACAAGCAGCTCTTGAATGCTGATTTCAGTACCCCTGTCGCTTTTGATGGCCAACGGCTTTTAGTCGATACACAGAGGTACCAGCTACCGCTGCATTTCAGTTTGCCGACTACCGTAAATTTACGGACTATCAAATTACTCAAGCCTTATGATCTTGATAAGGAACAAGGCATTCATACTATAGCACAGCTTTATAAATGGGTCCTCTTTAATAACCGGGAATCAGTATATAATTCTGTTTGCGGCGAGCAGATACGGCAATGGCAGACTGCAGTCAAACCACCAGCAACCTGGATCGGTGTCAACCGAAAGAATGAAGTCAGCGACGAAACCTCCGATGTTGAGATACCTTTCACCGTACCGACCAAAGACGATTACGATAATACACGAACCCATTTCATCAAGCAGGTAAACTACAGTTTCGACCTATATTATAAAATCAGAGTGGTCAAAAACTACACCAGCCAGGGGATCCCCATCTATGAAGAAAAGGAGTACGGAGGCGTACATTTTGAATTCAAATACAATCTATGGATCAAGGCAGACCATATTTAAGTTGTCCTTTTAGTCTCCGCCTTCAGTTCTCATCTTTGCACCATGATTAACAGCAAAACCATAACAGCCATGCAGGTCAGTAATACGGATGTGTTACTGACTGCTTATCGCCGGTATTCGGGAAACAATATCGCCATGGCCGACGACCTGTTCGCGTTCATCACAACACCGACCCCGAAACGTGATGTGTTCCTGATTACATATTGTAGCTGTACGGTATCCGTATCCGGAAATATTGTCTTATCAACCTATACCCCGTTATGAGTTTAACCGCTAATATATACCCTGCAACCATGGCACTGACCGGGAACCCTATCAAGTTGTCTGTCAATACCACCTCTTTGGCCACTTATGTTATCAAGGAAGGAAATAATATTGTTTATACCGGCAGCGGTGAGGGGGATTTCTCCATCTTCATACAAGATATACTTGCCGCCATCGTGCAACCGGCTACTTTATATAATGAATCTGTTGACGTGCTGATCAGTGCCACCGGTAGCGCTAAAGATATCACCATCACAGTCACTAATACTGAAGGTGGAGAAGTGACGCTGACATTAAAAGCTCTGATCGGCGGAGTCAGTAAACGGACACTTCGCCGGCTGAATGATGAAAACAGTAATATCTTCACCTGGAAGCTGCTCAACTCAGAAGGAAACTTTTTCCAGACTACCCGCGGAACCGGACGCCTTTTCACCATCCGAGAAACGGAACTGTTGCCAATCCCCTTTATCTACCCTGATGCAGAACTGAAAGTTGTAGCTGCAGGGATTACCACTCCCCTACCCGGTACAACCGGAGATCCTGTTGCACTTAACCTATATCGCCTCCGGAAGAACCTGTTTGAAACGAGTCATATCCTGGCATCCGTCTTTGATATTTATTCCGGAGAGATAAAAGCCTGTACGATTGTGATCACTCCGGGAACTGTTTCGCGGGAACGTTATCTGCTTCAATTCCTGAACTCCTACGGAGCCTACGAACGTATCGAGGTCACTGGTATCGGTTCCATCGAGCACAAGGCAGCGGACGAAGAAACATACTTCGTATATGATGAATTGGTGGATGATTATGTAGAAGCCCGTGAACGCCAATCCGGTACCGACACATTAAAAGTAGACTCCGGATATCGATCACCGGAAGAACTCGTATATCTTATAGATATGCTATCGTCAGATGATATCAAGATCCTGGGACTGGATGGCCGCAATATCCAGGTTATCACTACGGCTGATAACCTGGCATCCGCCGCACGTGCCACCACTCCGGAAAGCATCAAGTTAACATTGCGTTTTGCAGAGTCAGAACACCATCATACCGGATCACTCCTGGATGATGATTTCGGATCCCCGCGCATACATACCGAACAATTCACACCCGAATTTAACTGATATGACACAGCAACAGGAAGTAATTGACCAGCTAATTGACTATATAGACAAAGCAATACTGAAGAACAGTGTCTCCAACCGTCATGTAGCGGCAGTGCTCGCATTTTTGAATGAAGGGTTGAAGGATAAGAGTATAGATATTGAGGAGCTGCGAAAGTTCTTTTTATCCAAAGACCGTCCTGATCAGACAGATCACCTGATGAAATGGCTCGGTGGTGCGGAAGTTGGTAAAACAAAAGATTCCCTCATAGCAGGAACAGGTATTCTTCTTAAAGACGGTCGTGTGCAGGCTGATACTCTCGAAGCCCGCTTCTCCCTTATTGTGCAGGAAGTTATCTTCAACCGGCTTTCAGCTATGGAGAGTGATTATTCATTTTCCGAGTCAGGGACTATTGAGAGTGTCGAACTCCTGGAGGATGGGACCTATCGTTTACCACTGCGTAAACGTTGGGAGAATGATTTCACAGCATTGGCCGAGAATGATGTTGTTTACGGCATGGTAAACAATCTAGCCTCCGGAGGTGGTGATTACTACACTTCATGGCTCCGTGTGCTGAATGTGAATACAGTATCCAATACCATCACTGCGGTCATGTACCCGGATAGCGAAGTTCCGGGCGGCAAGAATTACCTGCCGGAACCGCTGATGATTCTTTCTCACCGTGGCAATCCGGTCAATGAAGACCGCCAAGCATATTGGTATCTTTCTACTCGTGAGAAGTGTATCTGCATGCTTGACGGTGTAACGAAACCTATATTGGAAGAAAACAACTATGCTATTATCATTGGCAAGCTGAAGCAATTATCTCTGTTTGATAATTTGCCGATCAACTACCGTCATAGCTATATCTACTGTCGTGGTATTGCTATTCAGGACTTGTTGCGCATAGATTATCAGGGTACGCCTGTTCGTTCAGAGAATAATCGCGGTAAATGGTCGGCTGACGAAGCAGTTTCAAGCCCTTATCAGTCTACTGATACAGTTTATGAGACAGTTTATCA